GTACCGGACCGATTTATGCGCAGATGAACGGTGGAAGTGCTACTCTCTTGCGCACTGACCGTCCGACTGATGCCATTCTGGCTGATGATGCCCTCCTGGGTATCGGCCCGGTTGGTGACTTCAGTTTTGCGTTCCATCGGGATGTGCTGACTTTCGTTAGTCGTCCCCTCGCGAAGGATCCGGATGCCAATATGGCCGTCTTGGACCATAACGGACTGGCTCTCCGTGTTGAGTTGAGTCGTGATTCCGTTGGACAAGGTAAGCGGGTAACCGTTGACCTTCTGTACGGGATTAAGGTCCTGGACACCAATCTCGGATTCCTGCTCTACAGCTAAAGGCCCGGCGGGTGGGGTAACTCCCACCCGCCTTACCTGATTATGGTTACATCACGAGCTAAACAGACTAGGAAGGTGCTCTACAGGCTGAAACGCCTATTAGGTGAACCTATCACTGTGCGTAATCGGGTAATTCACGATGTCGCTCTCGACACTGGGTTAGTAACTGAGAATTTCGTAGGATATCACGTTCGTCGAGCAATCGTATTGGATGTAAGCATTGGGCTTAAGTTCAGTTTTGATCTGGCCTACATTGCATCTGGTAAGAATTTTACCTACGGAGCTAATTACAGTGTTGGTGAGCGGAATTTGCTCATTGATGCCAAGGATGTGACAGGCGACTTGACCGTCACTTCTGAGGTCGTAATCAATGATAAGGTGTATCAGGTGAAATCTACACCTAACTACGTTGAGTCACTACTTTACGCAGTGACGATCTCACTACTAGGGAGTGAGGAATGAGCACCAAACGATACTGGGATAAATGGATAACTGCCTCAGTTTATAAGCACTTTAATGATAACATCACGACGGTGCCTATCTTCTTTACACACGTTTTCGCTGAGACAGCCAGTGCCCTAGGACACAGTATCGTCAGCAAGAAACAGGATGAAGCGGAACTGCTGGAAGTGAGAATGGATGGTCCATGGTTGTACGTAGAAGGAAAGACGGACTGGACGGCGCGAGTGGAATTGAATATCCTGGTTCAGCGCAACCTACGTGGCAGTAACATCTATCGTTTCAACGAATTACTTGGTCTGGTGACAGACAATATGACGAAAGTACCTGTATACAAATATGGTTCCGAGACAGCAGATGATGAAACATTCGTTGGCTGTTTAACCATATCTGGAACAGGGCGGAGAGGTAGCGGCATCGAAATCAATAAGTTTGGTCGTATTGACAAGACAATACCCTTGGTACAAGGGACTGTTGAAGCTCATTACGAGATCACGTTGGAGGAAACCTAATGTCTACGCGCGTAGATTTGAGAGATGCAACCCTGACGATTGGTGGCGTAACCGCCAAGATTGCTGATGGTACTCTTACCATCGAGCAAGCTCGGAATATCGAGTATGTACTCGATAGACGGCAGTTGGATGATGTGCGACAAGGGGACGATGTGCCCTTGACCGTGGATATGTCCATTCGTTGGCTGTACTCGAACGGTAGTTTGCGTACGGCAATTGATGGTAATGGTGGTGAGACCTCCTCGGACTCATCGCCCTGCCGACCGTATGCCTGCGATCTAGTCTTGGCCCTTGATCCTAGTTGTTCTAGCTTGGGTCAGAGTGTGGAGATCAGCGATTTCAGGTATGAAAACATCACTTTCGATGCGCCCAACGGAGTGATGCGAGTACGAGGTCGGGCGAATGTGACGACGCCAGTATTTGGTAGTGAGTAATGACCACCCTATTTTAGGGTGGTGTACATCCCCGCCCTCGTAATGAGGGCGGGGCCTTAACAGGAACCCAGCGGAAGGACGAATGATGAAATTCAAGGGCAAGGCAGTAACTAAAGCAGATCCGGTGATTGTGGTGATCCCTAAGGGTGATGATCACATCGTATTCACGTGTAAGCCAGTCGAGGACTATAAGCCGTTCGACGCGCTCTGCCCTGAACCGGTTGAACAAGTGTTTAAGCGACCAAACGGGGAGATTGTGGAAGGGGCTGATCCGAATTACGAGAAGGCAAATGGGGATTGGTTCCTTCGTAAGTTCAACTATATGTTCTATCAGTCTATTCAAGGTGACGGGATTGAATTCGAGACAGTTGACGCTAACAAACCAGACACTTGGGAGAATGCAGAACAGGAACTGCGTGATAATGGCTTCTCCTCGCTTGAAGTGAGTAAGCTCATCACAGCTTGTCAGACTGCGAACGGTCTGAATAATGATGCAATACAGGCGGCAACAGACTCTTTTTTAGCTTCTCGGCGGGAGGGGTCAAAGCTGAGCCCGTCATCCCAGACTACCGATCAACCCGCTACTGCATCTGGCGAGTCTGCGAAAGATGGGGAATGAGGCCTCCCGCGGTCAGTGAAGAATGGGCCAACATACCGGGTTTCGTTCAGGCTTCTTTAATAGCTTACGAGAATTTAAGGCAACTAGAAGATGCCAACGAGCGCAGCGCCCTTATTCAAGCTGGCCAACATTGATAAATTTGCTACTGGGCCGGCAACTGCCCAGCAGCAATTAGCAATCAAACGATTCTGGCGTTTGGCTATACGGGAATTCGTCCGTGTAGCCATTCGCCACGTTAACTGGCAAACTGGGATGACTAGAGGCTCATTTATACCATTAGCAACAGCCGTACAGGCTAAGACTGCTATACAAGGTGTTTTGTCAGGCACATCCTTATCTGGCAAACGTTACTGGCACATTGGTTCTCCTTTTCACAAACAGCCCCAAACAAGAACCCTAGGTGAGCGGGCAGGACAGGATGCTTATAATATAGGTTGGGGTTCACCAACTAAATTGCATCTCACCTTTGAGTTTAGGATTAGTACAATCCAGCATCAGGTGCACGAGAGTCTGTGGCAGAGTTTGGATGCTGGGATAGAGGCAATGGAAGCCTTCATTGACATGAATAGTCCTGCGGGATTAGATGATACATTTGGGAGCTTTTGGGTGTAAATATGCCAAACGAAAAAGAACTTAAATGGATCTTAGATTCCACACAGCCGCAGTTGTCGCTGGAGAATCTGGGGAAAGTATTTCGTACCTTCCAGGATAGTGGGGAAAAGGCCGCTGAAGCATTCATTAACTTTTCCCGTAAGGGGAATGTTACTACTGCAACCCTAAAAAAGATTGATGAGCAGGGTAGGACTACTACTAAAACTCTCCAAGCAATGGGCGATGGTTGGGTACAGGTTGCTGCTAAAACTGATAGAGCAGTTGAAGCCTTTCAGCGATTTAATACTGCACAAGAGGCGGCAAGGCAAGTTGGTACCCTTGGCACTTTGGCTGGACAAAGCAGTGATTCAATTGCGGCGACAATAAGTGCTCGTGAGCTAGTTGATCAAGCGGGAATCAAATACAGAAAATATAGGGCTCAGGCTGATGCGAATATAGCTGGTGTCCAAGAATTACAAACGGCTGAAATTAACGCAACGAAAGCAGAATTAGAAGCTGAGCGAATATCAACCAGACAAAAGTTAGACAATAGGCATAACTTACGGGAGCTGAATAGGTTAGGCCATAAAGAGGCTTTACAGCAGAATGAACAGCGAACACAAGCTAGTCAAATAGCAGCGCAACATGAGCGGGATAATACGAGGAATAATGCATCATTAGAACGTGCACAATTTGCAAAAACTCAACAAGAGATAAAGGCTGCTGATTTCCAGCGTTTTATAGCTCGTAAAAATGCTGCTGAAGTGGCCAGAGTAACTAAAAGCCGACAGGTAGCGGATGCTATAGCCGATCAGAAAAAAATTGAAGATCAATTGGATGAGAGTAAACGCCAAGCAGCAACAAATGCCAGGCAAGCTGCACTTAATCAAAATATCCAACTTCGAAAAAATCGAAATCTACGGGTGCAAGCTAATAGAGAGGCAGCAGAAGGGATTAAACGCGTTCGTATTGAGCAAATGCGGGCCAATTCAATGGCTACTAAGTTCAGTCAGACTTGGTCTAATATTGGTAGGATAGTCAAGGTCTCCCTTATCCATCGAGCTATCTTTGCCTTAACCAGAGGGATAGCTGAGGGAGTTAAGGGTGCGGTGGAGCTACAGAAGCGTATTGCTGAGATAAGAACTATATCCCAGGGCCAGCCTATAATGGTGCCTGGTTGGATTGAGGGACTAAGGGCAATATCTGATACTAGTGGTCAGGATATAGGTGCAGTTACGGAAGGTGCGTATCAAGCTCTCAGTAACCAAATTACACAGGGTGTCGATACATTTGGATTTCTTCAAGAGGCAGCTAAATTCGCAAATGTGGCTGTTACTACAGTCGACCAATCAGTCAACCTACTTACTGCATCATTGAATGCTTTTGGGCGGACTTCTGGTTCTGCAGGAAAAACAGCGGCACAGTTGTTTAAGACAATTGAGTTGGGTCGGTTACGTGCTGATGATATGGCCAATTCTTTTGGGCGGATCGCTGTCCTTGCCAACCAACTAGGTATTGCTAATACTGAACTACTTGCCTCGATTAGTACACTTACTATCCAGGGTATGAAATACAACGAGGTAGCTACACAGTTACGCGGTTTGATGATTTCTCTTATTAAGCCCACCAAGGACATGCCTAAATTTTTGGCCAGTATGGGTGTTGAAACAGGTGAGGCAGCTATTGCAATTGATGGGCTTTGGGGTGTAATGTCTAAATTGCAGGATTTCACTAAAGGTAGTGCGAGCGAATTAGCTAAATTAGTACCGCGTATCCGTGGTATCACGGGTGCCGCTGGATTGAGTGGACGAGGATTGCGACAGTATCTTGAGAACTGGAAAGAGATTTCATCGGCCCAAGAGGACTATGGTAAGGCTGCTGAGATTATTTTGAATAATGTGGGTAAGCGTCTCGAAATTGGAGCAACTCAGCTCAAGAGTTTCTTTCGAGTAGATATTGCCAATGAGATGCTGATGACGCTAGATAAGCTACCTGGCGGTATTGACAAGGTAGTTGCTAGTTTGCAAGGACTGGTTCGTGTTACTGTGCGTGGATTAGTTCCAGGTATAGCGGCAGCTCTTATTGGTTTCAAAGGCTTGCAGGCTGCTTTTGTTGCGACTGGTCCAATTATATTATTGGGGCTGACGATTGATATGCTTTGGACCAAACTGCGTGAAGGCACGGAGATTATCAAAGCCCAGGCCAAATTCTGGCGTGAGTATTATGCCGCTCAATTAACTGCCACTAAAGAGTTTTCGGCCGCGATTTTGGAGGCTCATAAGGATAGAGTATCACAATTAACGTCCCAGGTAATCTCGGCTAGTGCTGAGCGAGTTAAGGCTCTCAGTGGACGGATATCTGAGAGTATTGCGGCTGAGAAAAAGATAACTAATGCGGTAGTTCAGGAGTTTGACGTCCGTAAGAAGGCATTTGATCAGATGGAGGCTGCTCAACGGAATCTAATTAGTGGTAAACGACAATCATCAGATGCCTTTTTGGATGAAGCAAAGACTGCTCGTGGGGAGCGTATTGATATTCTTGTCGAAGGTCGTGGTGGCGGTCGTGGCTTTATGGGCCAACAACGGGGTTTCAAGCGGCAATTAACTTATCTTCAGAATGCTCAGAAACAGATAAAGGTAGGTTCTGATGCTTACTTTGACATACAACGACGTATCCGAGATATCCTGAAGCAGAGAGTGGATGCGGCAATTCAGTTTGCAAAGACAGATAAGAAGGGTAAGAGTAAGAGTGAGATTAGGGAGATTGAGAGAGCCGAGAGGTCGATCAACACCTTAATTAACCAAAGATTGCGCTTTCTGATTAGACTTGAGAAGCAATCTGTAGCAATGGCAAAGCAACGAGCAGCAGAGGCTAATGTTGAGGAAGCGCGTTTAATCCGATTTCAAGCTCTTCGGCAGGATTTCACTCTTGCCTTTAAGACAGTCAAGGGCGTGGATACTGAAAAGGCTGCTAAGGCTGGTGATGCAGGAACTCTTGCCCAGCAGACAGAGAACCTTAAACAGTTGATTAAAACACAGAAGGCACTTGGTCTAGATCCTAGTGTCACAGAGAATGCAGTACGCAGTCTCTTCAAAACAATGGAAAATCTATTTGTAAAAGAGGTTGAGTTAACAAAACAACAAACCGGTCTAAATCTAGAGAAGGATTTGAACGCAGCGGCGGAGGAAAGCGTTAGAAGAATGAATGAGGTCGCTACTACTGGAGCGCAACTGAGTTCTACTTTTGCGGGGATAACTGCTGATATATTGTTGGCTAAAAAGGAAGCATTTGGACGGGGGTTAGTGCTGCAGAAGGGGGCAAGGGCTGCCGATCGTCCACCTTATCGGCCTATTGTGGAAGAGGGTGATCAGGTACTAACCGCCGCGTTACGTGCCTTCAGAGAAGCTCTCGAAACAGGTGGACCACTTGAAAAGAGTCGACAAGCACTCCTCGAAGCCTCGCAGAATATGTTAAAAATAGCAGATCCGACATTCCTTCAAAGGATGGAGGGGTTACGGGGTCAATTAGAGAGAATGAATCGTATATTGGAACAGGACAAACCCTTCCAAATTCTTAAAGGTAAGAGCGCTGTTATCGATGCTGTTCAGACTCTAAGAGTAGCCCAGAAGGCAACTGAGAATATTGATGGATTGCAAAGTGTATCTGCTCGCATGATAGACAATGCCCAGATACGCTCAAAGGCTATTGAGAAGCTAACGACGCAATTGGGTGAGATGGTGCTACAAGCACAAGGTGGATCAGGTGGTGGGGATACTTACCAGATTGATAATATTACTATTCAGGGAAAAGGATCAGCGAAAAGTACCGCTGATGGGTTAGTTGATGAACTGCGGCAACGTAAATCAAGAGTGCGGCCGAGGACGGTAACACCATGAGCTTCCTAATAGCACAAGGCGCGAATGAGATGCTTCTTAGTGAACCCCAACTCATGAACAGGGATATGTTCACTAAGAAGCAGCGTACGATGTTTAATCGTAGTGGACAGAGTTTCGTCGGTGAGCGTGAGTGGGGCTCTAAGATCAAGTATAGTCTCTCTTTCAATCAGAAGCTACGGGATAGTGTGCTGACGATGGATGGGCTAGTTACGTTCTTCAATACAGTGCTCGGTCAGACACTAACGATCACGTCAGCAGCCCTTACTTATCTAACGAGTGGTTATATACTGGTGCCACCGACAGTTAGAGACGCTGGTGTGTCTGAGGGGTGTAACTGGGCCACTTTTGACCTGGAGATCTGGCAATAATGGTCACCTTCACAGGGTATAAAAGTGGGGATACGGTCTCAGTTGACCTACCCAATCCACAGGATGATAGCCGTAATGAGGACAGTGTTGCGGTATTTCAGAAAGCCGAGGATGACACGCAATTCTCATATATCAGAACAGGTGGGTATGTTATTTTTAATCTGAGATTTAACAATTTAACTGAAACGGAATGGGATGATCTGTGGGATGTGTGGCGTGCCGCCGCCGCGCAGGATCAAGTGAATTATACTGATCAATTTAGCACAGTTTATAGCGGCCACTTTCTCAATGATGAGATCGAGCGCGAATACATTGATAACTGCAATTCATTCGTGAGCATACAGTTTAAGGGTGTATAATGAGAGTCATCGACGGTGGAGTAGATGCAAAGGTCACTACTAGGATCGGCACTGAGCCGCTGATCATAGTATGGGTTGATTGGCCTAGTGGGGCAGTATACTATAGTGAGAAAGCATATAAAACGGCTAGCCCCTGGCTAAAGAGCGTTGGTGACATCAGTGTAAGTGGCACATATAATGAGTTGAATAGTGTCAGTACTGTGCAGATCCAGCTCATTGACCCAGAAGAATCACTTGAGGATCTATACCAGCAAGATGAAATAGAGGGTATTGATTGTACTGTCTATCTCACTTATCCTAACATAACAAACTACAATCAGATGGAGCCATTGCTTAAGGGCAGAATCAAGGGTGATAGTTCCTTTGATACAGGCACTAGTATTCTCACTTTTAGTGTTGAGAATATCTTCAGTGATCAGAAGATTGGCTATGCCCCAGAGGATGGCGATATCACGGATATGTCGCCTGATGCAGTCGGCGTAGCTTGGCCTGTCTCCTTTGGCTCGGTGCTTAAGATCCCCGCTATTAGAGTGAAGAAGGCTGTTGTTGGTCAGGCTGGGGAAACAGTCAGTGCAAATCAAACCAGTTTCATCATTGAGAATGGTTCCTCGTTTCCTCAGAATAGCTCAATAGATATTAAGATTGGGCAGATCGGTTTCACCGGTACGTTCAACGGCAATGTCTTTACGCCGAGCGCAGATAATATCGTCCTACATAGCAATCTAGGCCTAGATACTAATCTAGGTACTGATGGACAAATAGCATACCTCGACGAATATAAGCATATCGTCGGGTTATATTGTTATGTTGATCACCCTACCTATGGAGATATGTTCAATAAATGTGTTGCACAGAGTGGGAAGAAATGCTGGTTCTCTAAGCCGTGGCGGGAGAATGGTACTTCTAATGAGCGGGTGCTAGGGGCAACAGATATTTTGAAGGAAGTGAGTGGATGGCCACGTGAGTCATGGAGTGATAGCTATCAGCTTGAGGGTTTCTACGAGGATAGTGTGATGGTACACTATCGAGCTAATGCTGGTGGTTGGTGGATTCCTGCCGGCGTGGAGGTATCAACAGTTGAAACATTCGATGATCTATATGTCTTTAATTGCTTGACCACAATTGACTCAGTAGCAGAAGTATACGGTTGGCGCACATTCAATGACAAGCGACTATTCTCGCCTATTCCATCCAGTTATTATACGAAGAACCTAAGTAATACACTTAATAGTGTGGCTTGTGCCACGCTGGAGTTCCACACTAGACTAGAGGATTATCCTGGTGAGAACTGGGATGGTGACATCTTCGTCTCTGTACGCGGCTCACTAGCTGGTGATACCGGTGATATTGTTAAATGGATAATTGATAACTACACTGGGTTAGCTAGTGATAGTGGTTCCTTCGCGGGCGTCAGCACGTCATTGACTAATTTCCCCAGCCATTTCCACATTAACAAAGTGTGGAATGCCCTCGATTTAGCTCAAGAGATAGCTTGGCAGGCACGGTGCTCGTTGTACGTAAAGAACGGCACTGTCTTCATGGATTACCTAAGTGAGATCGTTGCCGGCGTAGGAACGATCACACTAGCTGATGTACTACAAGGTAGTCTCACTTATGGTAGACGGCCATCCCGTGATATAGTCACAAGAATCGAAGCTAACTGGCTCAAAGACCACAGTGGTCGTCCCTCCGCCACACAGCAATACGTATACGAGAATAACATTGATTCATTCGGTATGCAAGAAGAAACATATGATTTCTTCATATACAATATCTTCGAGCTAGTGGAGGCATCAGTCGATTTCTGGGGGTACAGGAAGAGTCAGGCATGGATGCACGTTACTTTTGTTACGCCACTATTCAATCTAAAGTATGAATATCTTGATGTATTGACTATCAATATGCTGGATATCTCCTCTGTACGTGGCGTACTGATGGAGCAAACTATATCGGATTTCCTTAGTGAGACACCCATAACGAATAGGGTAGAGATAGCAATGGCATCGGATTCTGCTGTCTCTGAGGATACACAATATTGGGGCGCACCATATGTTGCCCTACCTGATGATCCCACTGACAACATGGCGGAGATTGACTATGACCCGATAAAGAAGCCAGGAACTATAACGTGGCGAGGTAGGACAGATGACGATGAAGATGATATCTCCTGCTATTTTAGAGTGAGGACAAAGACGGAGATAGAGCGTAGTACGAATTTCAACGTTAGGATTGATGCATATGATGAGCGACGTAAAGTTCGTCTCAGTATTAATGTAGATGTGCGACTGATTCTACAAAGTAGTGACGGTAGTGATGCTCTTAGTGACACAACTAAGACTTTGAAGAACGGTCGATGGGAGGGTAATCTTCAGGTTACAGGTGGGACAGGTGATGATGTTGCTCAGATTGAAGTTATCCAGGAGGGTGGTGATCGCGGTGCAACTAAATGTACTTCTGGCTCATCTGAGTTCTTTGATATTTCGGGGACAGCAATCAGTCCGTCACCTGGAGACATAGGGCCGGCTTACTTAATCCCCGTTAAGGTCACCAGTAAACACGATAACACTACTTATGTTTGTAGTATATATGAGGATGGAACAGATGCTGCGGCCACACAGACGGGTGTTGGGGTGAAGGTCAATCAAATAGCTGCCAATCAAACTATCCCTAATGACACTATTCTTTCTGCTCACAGGCAAAAGTGGGCTGGAGTGTGGTGGCTTACAATAGATGTGACGAGGTTATACTAAATGAGCTATGAAGAGCCAGCTAGTTGGACAGACGTAGATGCTGGGGGCAATGCCATATCCTGGGCATCTATGACAAATAAACTCATATATCCGGCTGTAGAAATGATACGTCGAGCTATCGATGAGAGGACACTTGGCGGGAGTACAAGTTTGAGTGAACTGGAACCAGGAGGTTCACTTATCCCCACTGGATGGATGTATGCTGTTGAACAAGAAATAGATGCGTTGGTACCTCTGTTTGTTGATCATACACAAGTGGGTGGGTCAGATGCTTTTGAGGATGTCTCCATTATTCCAATGTGGACCATAGCTAATTTGATGACAGCAATTAGTGAGACTCGTATTACACATACTGATACTGGTCATCAAATACCTTTAGCGGCTTGGGCTGTACAACAATACAAAATGTTGAATATGCTCCGATGGCGGCGCTATTGGGATACAATCATTGATCTAAAAGAGAACACCGAAGAAATTAAGGTAGTTGAAAATGTCACTACTTGGGGCACTGTTGAGTCCTCTTTCCCAGGCCAATCGTGGAATGCAGTGGAGACTGAAGATGGTGCATTATTCGCGATGGCTTGGGCTCAAGCTGCTGACGATTTCTCAGCCCAGCGAGAACGTGTAACTGCACAGTATAAACAAACATCTCATGGGTTTGATGTGGCATTAGATATATATGTCAGACCTGAAAATCACGCGTTAATTGATAATTGGGAATGTAATGATTTCGGCTCACCGTCTGAAGCTAATTTAGGTCTAGATTTCCAGGTAACAACACCTGCAGAATATGATAGTAATCCCACAGATATTGGGGTAGTGGCCGACTATGATACAGTTCCTGTTGCGGAACCAGCAGAAGGAGAGAATGCAGGTTATCGTTTAGGGGAGATGGATGCTGGCTTGAATGAGAATGCTGCTGGATTAATTGTAGTGGCCAAGTTTGACGTGGCAGGTGGCTTTGTGTGGAAGGATTGGTAAGATGTTATTCGGCTTCGGACACTGCGAGGAACCGTTCAGATCCAATGTAGTGGATATACTAGAGGCAAACGGACTATCTGTCCAAAGCAAGAAGAGTGTCAATCCTGTATTCTGGGATGGCACCTTTGCTTGGAATATGGGCTATCGGTTGGATGAGTTCAAGCGAGAGCGTAATATTCTGGCCATGGAGAATACTGTTCTCGGTGATAGTAAGAACTACTATTACTTAGACATTGATGGTTACGGCTATACTGGCTCAATACGTAAGTATCGGTGCGATGAACTGGCCACTGTGAAGGGCACATACGCTGAGGACGGCCCGATCCTAATCTGCCTGCAAGGTCCGACCTACCAGACTACGCGGGGTATGTACCACGATACCTCTAATTACACTAACCACTTCCTTGAGCAATGCTATAAGTACCTACCTGAGTGGAAGTATGAAGTGCGTATGCATCCGAGTCATAGGAATTATCCTATCAGAAATATGCGTAGTGATTGGACGATTGATCCGTGGGATATGAAGCTACATGATAAGTTGCCACACTGCCGTGGCATTGTCACAATTAATAGCAATTGTGCTATCCAAGCTATGTACGCAGGTGTGCCAGTAGCAACACTTGGACGCGGCCCCTGGAGCGAAGCTAATGCGGCTTTTGATTGCTACGTAGCTTCCAATTTGAGGATGTTCCTACATTATAAAGTGAATACACTCTCGGTTAGGAGTTTCCTTGCTAAGTTCCGCCGCTTCTGTTTATGTGCTGACAGCACTAAAGAGGATATCCTACACTGCCCACCTTTCAAGAAATTCATTGATCGGTTGCTCTTCAAAGAGATCAAGACAGCTAATGCAATGAATGATTACAAGAAGGTGAAAGCCAAGATCCTTGTGAGTGAGGACAGCCTGTTACAGGCATTCCTAGAAGAGCATGAGCTTTTAGTTGAAAATAGCGACACTATGTCAGCCTGCCAAAAGAATGCGCGTCGGAACCATTTCGTAGGAAAGTATAATGCTAACTATCGTCATGTCCACATATAACAGAGACCACTTGCTCAGGCTTACCCTTCCTCGCTTACGCAAATATACAGATGCCAAGGTTATACTAATAGATGATGGTGTGGTTGGAACAGGGCCGGAGCTAGCAGCACAGTATGATTGTAAGTATGTATTGACTGAGAACACTGCGTGGCGCTCACCAGTAACCAGCCACAATCTAGGTGCTGGTATGGTGACCACACCATATATGGCGCTAATGTGTGCTGAGATCTACCTAGTTAACGATTGCATCACACCGATGCTATTCAATGTTAAGCACTTTTCTTGCATGGCGATACCGACAGGCCGCCACGGTGGTGGAGCTAATCTGAATGCTCTTCAGGATGGTCGACCTGTGCCTTATAAAGGTAGTGTCCTCAATACATACCTACCTTTCTTCATGATGTTTCGCACTGCTGATTACGTTGGTTATAGTGAGGAATTCGCTCACGGCCATGGCTGGGATGATGATGATTTCGTTCTGCGTATGAACATACCATATGGATTAACATATGGTCGCTGCATACACTTGAAGCATGCTAAGGGTCATTCAGTCCGCAAAAATCTACGTTCCAATACAAGAGTCTTTAAGCGACAAAAATACAACGGTCTGTATTCAAAGAAGAGTATTGAAAATGGAGCTTTCTGAAAGCAGGATAAGATCAGTTGTGGAGGAGGAGGTGTGGGTAGCCGGCAAGGGTCCATCTCTGGACACCTACAATTGGGGCAATAGTAACGGCTGCAATTTCGGCCTAAATGAAGCTGCCTTTCTCGTGCCACACTGTGTTGGTGCCTTCGCTGTGGACACGAAGATACTGGAGAAATTCACGCGTGAGTTAGCACTCCCTACTATTGTCTTCATTGAGCACCGCAAAAGATTCACCTATGAAAAGTATTTCAAATTCAACCGACCGAAACACTTCGCCTTTAGTGGTGGCGTTATACTAGTAGCAACACAGGTATTGAGCTATTTCGGTGTTAAAGTGATCCATTTCGTAGGCTGTGATAGTATCACACAGCGACAGGAAGATCGTGGTTATGCTAAGGGTATAAGGAAGATAAAAGGGCAAGGTACGAATAATGATTTTTTTAAGGTTATCAATACTAGGTTAGTCGAGAACTTAGATAAGATGGGTTTGGAGGTAGTATGGGAACATACCGAGTAGGGAAGGACGTATGGTCAGCCGGCAAGGGGGCATCCCTTGATACATATAACTGGTCACTTGCTAATGATTGGCGCTTTGCTTTGAATGAAGCAGCTATGATTGTGCCTCGTTGTATAGGGGCCTTCGCTGTTGATATCGAATCAATGTGGAATATAGTAAAATATAAAGCCAATCAGTGTACACTGTTTATTGATCCCGAGTATGTATGTACGGTCAAGAGTGTTGAGAAACTGAAGAATACCAAGTTAGAGGTGAAGCAATACCATGAGTTACGCCAAGGCATTCACTACAAAACGATCTTTGGTGTAGTTAAGCCAGCGATACAATCACTATACTCCTTCGGTGCAAGAAGAATACATTTCATTGGTTTCGACAGTATGGAGGGCTACCATAAAGGAACGATGGATGGATGGATGTAACGTAGCGAATAGTCTAAGACTATTTAATTGCAAAGTACCAAGAAATAATAATTACTACCATTTCAGTATTCATGTACTTGCTATGCTTAGGACACTTGAAATGGAGGGTATCTGGCATCTACCGAGTGGCGACCTAACTTTGGAGTTTCTCCGTGAGCCTGAATAAATTCACATCAACAGCATTGTTGCCGACTAAGGTGCTACGTAAGCACCCAATCGACAAAAACAATCATATTATCCCATACCATATACAATTGTATCCAACGCATAAGTGCAATCGGAATTGCCACTATTGTGTGCTCAGTAAACTGGACAGAACAGTCGAGATGCACTTTGATGAGATATGTGCATTACTGCGTCACTTCTGGTTCTTAGGCACACGTGCCGTAACGTTGACCGGTGGTGGTGAACCAACACTACACCCTAAATTCTGGGAGATAGTTGCCTTTTGTTACAATGAAGGCATTGAAACAGGGCTCGTAACCAATGGAGATTTCCTCCATAATGCGCCAAATATAGCGCATACTCTCACTTGGATTCGAATGTCAGTTAATGACATAACTAAGGTGCCTAAAGCTATCGAGAGCCTAATTAATATCGACGTTGGACTGTCTTTGGTTATTACTGATCGAACACCACTTTGCCAAGTGGAAGCATTGTGTGAACTAGCTAATGCTTACAAGCACGTAACGCATGTACGCTTTGCGCAGGATGTGGTGCATTTGCCAAAAACGATCTTTGAAGAGGCGAAGAAAGTGGCCGCAGGATTGACGGATAAGGCTGTCTTTCAAAACAGAGACAGTCCAACTGTAGGTACTAGGCAGTGTCTAGTTGGTCAGCTTAGACCGCTGATTACAGCCAATGGTGATGTCTACCCGTGCTGTGGTATTCAGTATTCTACCCGGTGGCAAGGTAAGTACCCGGCCAAGTATAAGTATTGCCACTGGACTGATTATGAACTAGGAATGAAGGCATTCGACGGAAGTATTTGCGAACGCTGTGATTTCATGAACTATAATACGTTACTTCAAGCCATGACAGAACCGGTTGAGCATGAGGAGTTCATTTGATGAATTTTGTAACATTCTACACGTTAGGTAATCGTTACGAGCAAGTGGTACAGAAACTACTTGAGTCAGCTGAGAAACACGATATCGAAGTATACGCAGAGGGTGTTGAGGATAGGGGTACGTGGGTTGCTAACTGTGGCATTAAGCCTGAGTTCATCCGTAAGTGTTATGATATGTTCGATGAACCATTTACATTTGTGGATGCTGATGCTCAGTTCCACGGCCAACCTGTGCTCCTCGATGAGTTAGATTGTGACATAGCTGTGCATTATATGCGAAAGGAACTGCTCTCAGGCACTGTCTATGTGGGCAATACCGAAGGCGCGCTGGAGGTGTTGGACGCGTGGGTAGCAGAGCAAAAGAAAGCCCATAGAGACTGGGATCAAAGAACACTTCAGCGCGTACTCGAACGTCTTGATGTTAATGTAACTGAGTTACCGCAACAGTACACAGCAATCTTTGATAGAGACATTGAAAATAGGATCATTGTGCACTATCAAGAGAGTAGGAAGGGTAGGCGGGGGACTGAAGGAATGATGGCGAAGCCGGTTGACGAACCGTCAACGCCAATTAATATCCTGCATACTCGGGCCGAGATTGAGTCCATGATACAGACGAACTGTAATCGGAACCCAGGTGTGAGAGTGCATTCGAATGGCACTCTCAGCATCTGTCGTCCCTCAGAGAAGGTAACTACTTATCTTAAGAAGCATTACCGACAAGTGCATGAGGGCAACGAAAAGATCTGGGCTCCGATTGACAGTACCTCTACGTGATGTAGATCGGTTGATTAGTGTCTTCAGCAACATACAGTAATATGCAGAAATCACTAAGCCATTCTCTTTCAGTGCTAGGTACCCAGTTAATTAGGATATGCTCTAGTGTTTCTAAAAGAATGGCGGCCTCTTGATCAGTTATCATCGTCGTGAATGTGAAGAATTTAATGGCCGGATGTCCATCCAATCGTGCGATGGCATCCGGCCATGTCAGTTTAGTCCCCTTGTGTACACCATAACTAGCTAGCACTAACCCTCTAATGCGTGACAATTTGAGACTACTCAGCCACACATTAAAATAGTCTTTCTCACCGATTTTGAAGTTCATTCGTCTTCATACTCCTCTAGTCCCGCTACATTCTTGAGTAGTTCCATTGCCTTAGCCCGTATTACAGCGGGTGACGGCGGTTGTCCGCGCTGGACTATTCCCTCAATACGGGTGCAAGTAGCGTCAAGTAGTTCCTTAATTAGTGGCATGATTGAGGGTTGGCGCATACTGTCAGGCAATGGTTTCCAGAAGGCCCTCTCCCAATCTATACTACCATCACAAAATGACTTTCCATCCCAATACGCATACCTCCCATTTACGGCTTTTGCCAACTGAGATATCTCATAGAAGCACTTCACATTAGGCTCCATGAAATCAGTGTGGAAACGTTCTATTGTATCATTAGGACCGGCTGAAGTGCTGTACCTATTACACTTCTCACACAGGTGGATTAGTTTATCTTTGTCAATTACGATTTTATAATCACAGTGAGTGCATTTCATAGTTTCATTTACCTCCTCAAGTGTCCAAGCATGATGGCATTTGCTACAACAGTAAATGGCTGGATTGTCTCTTGTTGGTAGAATAGTATCGAAACTAGTCGAACCACATGCATTGCATTTATTGCTTATAGATTCATCCTTCTTATTTTGACAGTCTATCCGACCCTTAGAGCATGCTTTACAGAGATATTCTCTATTTGGTCCATTGGGCATACCGGTAGTCGCTGTTTCTCCACACTCGTAAGTGACCATTTTCTCAGTATCCTTTTTTAACCACACATTCTCGCAATGTTTGCAGTAACAAATTGTGGGCTCGAAGTCAACACGAGCGATAACGTCAACGTCAGGCGCACCACATTTTGGGCATTTCATCGTCTCTTCCTTTTCATTTAGCCCTATAAACATACAAGTATGACAATAATCACCACCTACAGTTTGACTGCAATTAACTGAACCGCAAGACTGACACACAGTTATCATATCCTAGTCATCCTCTTGTATGTTTCCGCCATTGCTAAGCAATCAGTTAATACTGCGATTGGCCTCTCCCGAGCCACCTTCATCGTTACACAAAGATAACTGAAACTGAACTTAGGGAATGGTGTCTCTGTTGAGCGCAACCCTGCCTTATCATTTAGGAATTGCGCTGTTGCACACAGGCTACGTTCGTGAAAGAAAAGCCTGTCATAGTCATCTTTGAGCCAATTTCTTAGGAAAAGTGTTTCCATGTGGCTGTAGACTAGTGGTATGATTTTACGTGGATTACCGTTTTTATCAGTACCGATCCCCATTCTACGTATCCAGTTCTCAAATGTGTCAATTGCATCGATTGACTCTATCCCTAGTTCTAATGCCTCGTAAAGATCTGCTTTTTTGATTTTAGCTCGATGTGGATGATCAGGTGCCTTCAGCATACGAAAAGAAGACTTAGTCTTATTACGATCTAAGCCATCTTTTAACATGAGACAACCTATCTCAAGAATCTCGTGGAGGAACGGATTTTCCCCTGTCGTTGTCATTGCTAGTGCTACAATCGGTCGTCCGTTCAGATGCTGCATGAATTTGGGCATTACTCTTCTCTCCGTGCTCGTCGAACCAACGTAGGAACAAAAGATTACATATTACATGGGCCATAGTAGCAACCCCGCTCTTAGTATCTACACGTTCACCTTGCATGTAGGCACTAATGTGGCGCATTAAAGCACCTTCGTAACGCTCTATCCCTACCTCCATCCAGTTATTATCACTGTACTCGATTGCACCCAATGTGAGGACTTTGACTATTTCGTCGAGATAAGGCCAGAAGGGTTTCATCAGTTCCCATCTATTCTTGCCCTTATCGTGCTTGGTACCTAATGGTATCCCTCCTGCCCGCAGGTTGAGCGTGTCATTAGGGCCAAACTCTCCATCCGTGAACATTAGTCGCGCCGCCTTTTTCTCTTCATCTGTCATGGGCTTCCTAAACTCCTCTAGTGTCCGCTTATTCTCATCTAGGATGTGTTGTATGTATGGGTCTAGAGTGTGCATGCGTCACCACAGTCAGCCTCCTCTTCCGTGGTATCGGAAACTACCTCTGCCAAACACTCATACCGTCTGCCTATCTTTGTTTCCTCCATCAATCTGATTGTATACCTGATGGTTAGGAGGGTGTAATGACAGGGCTGAATCAAATGGATAGCACTCATAGCAGCCCTGTGCTGCAAGTCTATCCGCTGTTCAACTGTCAACTCATCGGTAGTTATCTCTTTTCGGCCTATGTAGGTCATGAGAGTGGTGGTCCTCCAACTATGAAACCGTGTTTGTTAGGATGGCCTGCTTTACCACAGGCGCTACATTGATAGAATTTATTGTTGGCTATATGTTCATAATCATGGGTACAACGCTCTTGTACAAATTTGATTGTGTCATCACGTTGCTTGTTTGCGAAATCAAGTATTGCCTTGGCTGTGTATGGGGTCAAAAGTTATCCTCCCCTGTGATAGCAATTTCAGATGCATGGCAGATACTACAATAAACAGGATCACGTTCCCGATCCCACTTATGTGGACATAATTCCCATATTCTATGTATTTCTTCCCAATGCTTTTTCCAAGCGTCTTTTTTTGCCTGTTTCACTTCTGCTTCCGTCATGATTGCTTCCCCAATTTACGGACTGGGATGATTTGACCGGCTTCATTAGCAACACCACATGCAGCACACACCTCACAAATGTAATATGTTTCCTGTGGGTACCATTCATGGCGACAGAGTTTCTGTAACAACTGGAATAGTTCCTCGTGTTGCTTGTTGCTAAGGTCCATAATTTCCTTGATGTCGCATATCTCCAAACTCATATCACACCTTAGATTTAAGAAACCCATTAACTGGAATTAGTGACTTCTCGCCTATCTTTGACACGTTACAACTATGTGCTGTTCCTTTCGGTATGATGTTCCCAATATAATGACTACTGTCCTTACCGCGGCCCTTAGGATACTTCTCTGGATTTAGCTCCTTACCGAACTTACGTTTCGTCCAGTTCAGTTCCGCAGTGGCGTCACTCGTCGCCAGGAAGAGGTCAAACAGATCACCATACTTAGTCGCCATGCCAGGAGCATATGAACATTGTTCCTCCAGGAATATCTCCACTTCGTTCCGATTCATGCCCTGTAATGCCTCCTTATGGGCACTTGTAATAGTAGGTAGATTAAGTCTACCAGTCGCTTCAGGCAGCTCAAGCCGCTGTATAGCGGCTAAGAAATCAGATGCTTCTTTCTCAAGTAACGATAGTAATGTTCGTTTGCTTATCTCCTCTGTTAGGTCATCCACAAAGATTATGACAATACGTGTATCACCTCTGAAGACTGGGCAGTAACTGTGATGATTTGCACACTGTACCCAATGCGTTGTATTCTTAGTATGGTAGGGGGCATGATACATCGGTCGAATCAATAGCTCCCTTCCTGTTACCCAATCTTTTATTCTATTGTGAGCGATCTTATTCGTTCCCAGATTAACCTCCTCTACTACACAAATGATTGCACCATCAAGTTCACCATTGAAATTGGAACTACTAGTTAAGGCTTGATCAGCGCGCTGATACCCTTTCGTCACTAAAAGTGATAGTGCCTCGTGAAAGATACTCTTTCCACTATTCTCTGGGCCATAAAAGAATAGATAAGGTAGTGGCTCTGTGGGTTGCTGAAAGATACTCGCTATCCAACATTTAAGATAATCGCTCCCGGTTAGGATACCTGCATTTTGACACCACGCATTCTCTTTAACTGGACCGTCTAAATTTTCCCCACAGTGATCCAATATACGGAGCCAATTTGGGTAATTTAGTTCCTCTTCCTGTGTGGGGTGAAAACGAAATTGAGCAGCGTTAAAGTTCCATTCACGGTCACCAGGATACTCACTTTGAAAGGGCTTATTAACAAGTGACCATGGACGCTTAATCGCGTTACCGATGATTGACGTTACTTCATGGCTGTTTAATCCCTCCGCAGCTAGAGCTGCACGAATATGCACTAAGGGCTCACCTTTCCATGTTTCATCTGTGTGGATCATCCAGCCGGCGTCACTACCTGTTTGTTCAACGATGTGGCGTATGAAATCATCATAGTTCCCCATCTCTAATTCAGTTGAGGGTGATATCTGTGGTTTGGCGACTTTTGTCCATACTTTAGGCTTACGCAACCATGTCCCCATATCCTCTATTCTGTCATTCTTATCCCCTTCCACTTCAATGACTAATCGGCCATCCTTGGCTTGTTTGAGCTTAGTTTCACGTCCCTGCTGCCGCATTCCGACCTCAAAGAACACACCCATCATCTTCGCCGCAGCTGCCGCTGAATTAGTGTCCAAGAAGACGAAGCCACCAGACGGATCTTCGATACCTTCGAATGCTTTGCATGTGGTTATGAAATCAGGCTCCCGATTATAAAAACATCTAGTCCATCCTTGACCGTCTTGATCCCACGATATGTCCTCCTGTACCCCCATACCGTATCTACGCACAACCCAAGCTCCCTTCCTAATGGGGAAGAGAAAGCAGTTGTGGGCGCTACTGTGGGAGCTATTGGTTCTGAATATACCCTTGAAAGAGAGTGCTGTGAAGGCATCGGCGAGATGTGACGTGTGCGTGACCAGCATATGGTGATCGCTATCCCACCACCATACACATTCATTAGTATCTAACCATGCTATCAGTGCCTTGTGAGGTTCCTCAAGAGCCGCCTTAGTAAGTTGACCGTATAAGTCAGCAAAAGCAGTCTTATTCTTAATTACACTAGGGGCATTCTTGCGTCGGTTACCCTTCACTACTTCGAGATGGTCACGCCAATTGATTGGAGGATCAATCTGCTCAGTTGATTCCTTCATCAATGTGAGTCCGTCGGTGCCAGCCATCTTTCTATGCCACACCCACAGAATACCGCCGCAAGCATCTACCTTCGACTGGAAGTCAATGGATGTAAGCGCTGCCAATTGACCAAGGACAGCCCTAGCCAGAGCAGCATGTTCAGTGTGGTTAACTGTAACATTGGGGTTGAGGTAGACGTAGATATGCAGGCCATTGCCAGAAGTAGATTTGCGAAGCTCAACCCAGGGTATATCAGATACGGCATCTATTATCTCCTTAATCTCTATATCGGTTAGCCCTTGCTTGTGACTGATTATATCATCAAAATCAAAGGCTACCCACTCACTGCATTCCAATACCCAATTCCATCCTGTCAGACCTATGCCCTCAGCATGTACACTTAGGTCAAAGCGTATTTCTGTATCAGTATATTCGGGTTCTGACATGGCCTTATACGGTATGCGTATCGGTTTCCATGTCGTTAAGTGGTCGGTCCATCCCTGCCACTTGTGTCCTAAATACTCGCCTTCAATACGCTCACCCTCACCTCGGGCTACATTTACCTGTACCTCCATTTCATGGCTATACTTCGATGCTAATTCAGGCAGTGTTTCATTCTGTAAGAATAGCTGGATTGCCTTGGTCTTATTCACTTATGCCTCGATGCTTGCGCCTTCGCTTGAACTACAGGATTGCGAAAACCATGATTCTTGCCTCTCTTGAACCCTCTCCTCCTTCCTGTTTTCTTCTTTGCTGTGTAATGGCTTTTTGTCCAGTAGCCAACCAACCAACCCAACATAAAGACAGCCTGCTCTCTATTTACCTGGAATCTGTGCATGTAATCATTCACCAGATGATGACTAGGTTGGAATGATCGTGCCGCTGTCTCTAGTACGCCTAGCTCAGTTAAATTCATGTGTTCACCTTTTGATCGGGTAATCTTTCCAATTCCTTCTTGGCCTCCTCTAATACATTACGAATTCGAGTAGTCCGCATAAATGTTTCATAATCAAGTTGTTTGACACCACCCCTGTGGTGGATAATAGGTACCACTTCATTGTCCAACTTACGCATAGTCGCTGTTACTTTACTTAGCGCGCTCATCTTTGTACTCCTTGACTACAGAATCAAATTCATTCAGGACAGTCTCGATTAGTAGTTTCTTAAATTTGTCTCGTAACCATTGTGGGTCACGCAACTCAATGCAGGCCATCTGCCACCTGAAATTCAAACATAGATCAAGATAGCCAGTGGTAAAATGATGTTCAATAGCCTCCTTAATAGGACCTAATTGTTGCCATTTGGTATAGGTTATGTCATCAAGTTGCTCCTGAAGGGTATCAATGTGGGCCACCGCATTCTTTAGTTGATTACGTAATCGGAAGTTGCTCTCTTTTGCTCGTTGGTACTCAGTTAATAGTTTCTTCATGGACGTTCTCCATGCAATATCTCCGCTACACGTTGGTTGATGTAGCTTCTGTTTATGTAATCACTCACGTGATGGTAAGACGATTTACATGTAGGGATAGTCGGCCCACTGTATGGCAGACTGTACATCCTACGCATGTGCTCCTTCGTGTACGTGCGCCTCTTTTTAATAAGGTTAATGCACGCGCCCATAATCAATTCCTCCTGTTCTACTTTATCCAACTGTAGCACGCGACGACAGAGGTGATTGTGTAATCAAAAGCGCAGACTGATTACGAAATCAAATGCTGACATTTATTAGCTAGTAAATGATTTGATTACACGGCGTGTAGGACTTTTACCTACTATATTCCCAAAAAACCGAAAAACGGAACTATGTAGTTCCTAATACTTCTCCAGCACTCTCTTTTCTATCTCTCTATTATGTAGTAGGACTATATTTCCTTTGTAGTAAAGTATGTAAGTAAGAATAGAAGAAAGTCCGATTTTGCGGCTTTTTGGGAATATAGTGGTATGTAGGTTGAAAGCGTCGTGTAATCAAATCATTTTCGACATTATTGATTATGCAATCACTTGATTCTGTAATCACTTATTAACCTGGTGATTATGTAATCAAGTAAGTACATAGGAGGAACCTAATGCGTTGATACTTACGATGAGGTGAGTGTGAGTGTTGATTGTGTAATCAGAAGGAGAGAGAACGATGTCTGACGAAGCGACGATTATTCCGACAAGTAAGCTCAAGACGGTGTCCGTTGATAGGTGCGTGGCATCACCCACTCTTATGAGGGAAGTGGACAAAGAGAGTGAGGAATTCATCGGGATCTGTGACAGTATTCGGCAAGAGGGATTTATCTCAGCGGTCACGGTTAGACCGGCAGAACGGGGGCAGAAAGATTACGACTATTATGTCGTTGATGGTCTTCACAGATTCCTCGCCGCGCAGACAGTTGGTATGACTGACATTCCCGTTGTCATTCGCAACATCGACGAAGCGGAGGCTTTGAAGGTGATGTTGATGGGCAACATCCACAAGAAGGATGCGAAGCCTTTTGAAGAGGCTAAAATGATTCGGGCAGTATTGGCGAATGAGCCAACTATGACGATCACCGACATGGGACAGTCCCTCGGTAAGAACGTTATTTACATCCGTAAGAGGCTCAAGCTCGTTGCCAAAATCACGAATCCTGAGATTATGAAAGAAGTGGATTCGGGTAAAATCAACCTGAATAACGCTATCGAGCTGTCACGTCTGCCTGCTGCTGATCAGGTTGCCATGTTGGCCGATGCCAAGACCATGTCTTCACAGGAATTTACTGCGAATGTTGAATCGCATCTGACTGAGGCTCGTAAGGCCGCCAACAAAGGTGAAAAAGCCGCACCTAAATTCGAACCCCATTTGATTCTGCAAACAAGGAAGAAACTCCGTGAGGAGATGGAATCTCTTACAGCAGGTCATGCCCTCTGCGCTGACCTCAAGACCCCTCTTGAGGGCTACGCTGTCGCCTTGAAGTGGATTCACTCTATGGACCCATTGACCTTGGAAGAAAGACAGGCGAAGTGGGAAGAAAAGCAACTACAAAAGGAGCAAGACAAACAGCGAAGGACGATGGAAGCATCGTTGAGGAAGACCGAGAAGACGCGGAAGGAGTTGGCAGAAGCGGAAGCATCAGCCCAAACCGCAACTGATTGGCTCCAGAAGCACAGTAACGAAATCGCAGCAGCAGCAGTGAACAGTTAAGGTAAAATAAGAAAATGGCAAAGAAAGAACTGACAGTAGCGGATAGTGTTCTGCCGGCGACAGCGGACGAACTGGGTGCCCTCCCAACGGGGATGGTGAAGCAAGAGGAGGCAATCAATCAGTATGAATTGAGTGGGTTCCTCCCTCGAATGCAGGTTTGTAACGCGACGTCGGATGCATGTAAGGTCCACGGTGTACCCATTGGCAACATGGCAGTCGTACCCTTCGGCTCGAAGTCAGTTGACGTCGGTACTCAGGTGGATGTTTTTCCAATTGCTTACAGAATGTTTGCATTGGATACACGCCAAGAGAAGGGTATGTCGAGTTCCGACCCTAATCATCAGGTGTACAAGGACATTCTAGAGGCATTCAGTGCCGGAGCGAAGTTCACGTATCATGGCCCTCAGGTATTGTGTTACATTCCGATTCACGGGTTCGTATCCGTGTATTACGGAACGAAATCAATGGCCTATGTCTTTGCTCAGGTCAAGGTACAGATGAATCCGCGTGTTTGGTGTTCCATGGAACCCAAGCTCATCGAAAAGAACCGGAATTCCTGGTATGTAATCGAAACGAGAGCTACCGGGGCCGAGTTCGAGCTACCTCCGACGTCTGAGATTCAGAAGGTTCTGGATAAGTTCCTTGTGGAAGAGACTACGGGCGTTGAGGAGGAAGAGGAGGAAGTGGAAGGCCGCAGTGTCTAACTAAACAACGGGCCGCATCGGGTACTCACCTCGCCTGTCTCTACACCACCCGATGCGGCCCACCTCAGGAATTGATCATGGTCCCTATCGCTATCACTATACCCGATCCAGCCGCTATACAAAAAGCTACACAAGAGTTCAAGGTCGGCATTGATTGTAAAAGCAGAAACCCGAGTGATCTATTGTCAAGCACTGATGACAGTAGATTCGTGCACTTAGTGGTTGTCGAGACGGTAGATCGAAAAATAGTGATGGAGCTAACTAAGTATGTCGATGTGAAAGTGGCCCATGTGGATGAGTTTGGTTATTATTCATTCATAGGGGGGACGGTTGATAATTGGGAGCTACTAATAAAGGAATGGTGTACGGATGAATTTGACACTGATGCTGAGCGCCGCTTCGGTACCGATGTATACAGAATACTGAAGTCCCTATCGCTCACTACTATTAACGTCAGTACACACGCGGATGGATCATTTATATGCAAGTGACATTGGCTACAACACACAAGCGTCTCGCAACTATTACTCGAATAAACAACAGATTATCATTCGATTTCCGCTATGATCTTGGAATCAAAGATCACATTAAGGCCCAATCAGGGGCTCGCTTTGATTGGACGAGTAACATGTGGAGTTTCGATATTACTCCACATAATATGTTCCAGCTTGCCTACCTTCTACGTTTGAATCCACCAGACCCAAACTCGGAACTACCTCTCGGTTTCAATCCATACGCGCTATGGGAGTCCCCTACCTTGGGACTCACTTACGAGCGGCCCCTCTACTCCCATCAAAAAGCCATGGTCGAGCACGGCATAGCGCACCACTATGTCGTTTTCGCGTGTGAAATGGGTACTGGTAAGACTCTTTCTGCCATCGAAATGATGGAGCGCATTGAGGGTGAATGCTGGTATGTCGGTCCCAAAGCAGGCGTGTATGCCGTCACACGTGAGTTAAATAAATGGAAGAGTAAGGTGCGCCCACGTATGTTAACATATGAGGGTATGAAGAAGGTACTCAGTCAGTGGGATGGTAGTAAGGCACCACGAATGCTCATCTTCGATGAGTTTCACAAGATCAAGAATGAGACTGCCCAACGCAGTAAGGCAGCACGTCATCTTGCCGATGCCATCAGACGAGAATATGGTCAGGATGGTTTCATAATCGGAATGAGTGGTACGCCGGCACCGAAGTCACCTTTGGATTGGTGGTGGCCTTGTGAAGTGATTGCGCCGGGGTTTCTACGGGAAGGAACGAAGGGGAAATTCAAGCGTAGGCTGGCGTTTACTGAGAAGAGAGAAGGATTGTATGGTGCCTATGAACATCTGCTATCTTGGCGTGACGACGAGGAAAAGTGTGAGGTATGTGGTCAATATTGGGAGGAGGCAATAGAGCATCACGTACCTGAGGTACCTGATTATCACATATTTAAGCATAGTACCAATGAGGTAGCTGGGCTGTTTGAGCGGATGAAGGGATTGGTGCTAGTGCAGTTCAAGAAGGACTGTATACAGTTGCCTGAGATGACCTATGAGGTGATTAAGGCGAAGCCAACAGTCGATATGCTGCGGGCAATGCAGACTATAATCAATACGTCTACACGTGCAATTACAGCACTTAGCCGGTGTAGGCAACTGAGTGATGGTTTCCAGTACGTAAAGGAAAAGGAAGGTGATGAGATATGTGCGGCATGTGATGGTAAAGGCAAAGGTATTCATCCTATTGCAACGGATACAGAAGGCCCCAATACAGACACTGTGTATGAGTTTGAGGAGGGACCATGTGCTGAGTGTAACGGAACAGGAAAACAGCCTATAATCGTCAGGAATGTAAAGGATGTGACGTCGCCTAAAGATGAATACTTAATGGGGGAGGTAGAGAAACATGAAGAGATAGGCAGGCTAGTGATCTGGGCCGGCTTCCAAGCCAGTATCGAAAGGATTACACAACTATTAGTAGCAAAGGATTGGGCGGTACTTAGGCTCGATGGCCGAGGTTACATTCCATACAATACAGATGCATCAGTCGAGACACTGATGAATGAGATGGACTGGTCAACTAACCCAGGAACAATTGAGAAACTATGTATCGTTGCCAATCCACAGGCAGGAGGAACAGCCAATACTTTCACAGCTAGTCCCACCGCTATCTACTTCAGCAATACATTCGATGCTGATGCACGGCAACAGAGCGAACCGCGTATCCATAGGATGGGCATGGACCCAAATAGAGGCGCGAGAATAGTCGATATATTCTGCCTCCCAACGGATGTTTTAATCTATGATAACATCCACTTGAAGAAGAAACTGCAAGGTATGTCAATGGGGCAACTAAAGGAGCAATTGTGGACCAGCAAACAGAAATAGTAGAGCAACCTGAGGTCGAGGTCGAGGTCGAGCAAAGAGTAGAGCGTCTTCTTCTCAGAGACATCTGGGTCAATGAGGAGTTCAATTGTCGGGGGAGAATCATACCGTCTGAGTGCGTAGATTTGGCTAAGGCGATTGAAGCTCAGGGATTGATTCAACCGGTAACGGTCTGTCCAGTTCCAAGCGATATGGCGAATCCACTTAATAAGAAGTACCTTCTTGTTTGTGGTTATCGACGCGTCCTGGCTATGCACAGGATACTGAAATGGGAACGTGTGCCCAGTGTAATCTCGACTCGCGTTGACTCCCTCAGTATGGCTATGGCATACAATCTGAGTGAGAACCTGAAGCGAGAGGACTTGGACATTCTTCAGGAGGCTCTCGCAATTGCGAAGCTCAAAAAGCTCGCTGTGCGTCGGGATGCTATCATGGAACAGATGGGGGTGAGTAATGGTTGGCTCCAGATACGTGAGCAGCTATTGCAGCTACCTGTTGAAATCTTTCCCTCCATTAAAGCGGAATTCATCAATCAAACAGATATCCGCGAGCTATACACGATGCTCAGGCTAGAGGGACGGGATGCCTGCTTGGAGATGGCTGGTGAAATACGGGAGGCTAAGCAAAAGGGCAATACTCGGATCAATAAAAGCAGTATCGAGATGGGGAAAAAGAAGAAAACGAAGAGGGCGAGAAAGAAGCAAGAGATGGTAGAGATGATACACCACTTGCTGGCTACCATCGGTGAAGAGACAGCTACGTTTGCCTTGGCGTGGGGCTCCGGTGAGCTGTCAATGGGTGATTTCGATACCAAGATGGTGCAGCATATACAGGCTCAAAACGCTATGTTGGAGAATATGAGAAAATACATCATAGCCACAATGGAGGGTATTGCTGTTCCTGATGGTGTAACGGATGCGCTGATACAATGGATTGACGATCAAGAGCGTATCTATATTCAGTATGGGGATCTGTAATGAAATATCGAAAAAGACCTATTGAGGCATCACAATGGAAGAAGAACGGTGATCATCCTAAGGATGCTTGTGAGTATATTCCTGTTGAAGAGGGTGCTGGTCTGGCTTTAACAGAGGGTAAAGTAGTTCGCTATTATAGAGACCCCTCACTCAACGGTCAGCTAGAATGCCCTCACTGTGGCCGTAAGTCTCATGATCATGGTTGGATTGATACACTTGAGGGTGGTCATACAGTATGTCCAGGTGATTGGATAATCACTGGCATCAAAGGCGAATATTACCCTTGTAAGCACAGTATCTTCATGCTCACATATGAGAGGGTCACATGAGTAGGGTGTGGATCCACACAAGCAACAGGAAGAATAAAAAGAAAAAGCGCAAAGTGGTGAAGGCAAGCAGGAGGAAGAACAGATGAATAAGTTTGTGGTGGATGAGATCACAGGTGGCGTTGCACTGATCTTCGCCCTTATCGTTTTCGCCTTCATCGCCGGCTTCTATCTAGGCCACGAGACAGGCGAAGCCAAAGCATTGGCTCAGATCTATTTGGAGACAGAAAAGTGATTTTAGTATATCTAGCAGGGATATGTTTAGCTGTTCTCATTGTCGGTCGTGAAATCATACATGCTATTGATGGCGTCATATATGAAATATATGAATTGAGGATGCAGATCGAAAGAGAGAGTATGAACAGATGAAACCAGACTTTTATGATAACGTACTGGGGCAGCCAGTTAAGGTTCAAGGTACATTGTTCAGGTGCCCTAAATGTTGGAAGATACACCCTAGTTTGAATAAGGCAGTCAAATGTCACGGCATGAAGAGTAAGCACATACATAGGAAGGTACTGTCATGAAATTATGGATACTTGAACCGTGTGTTAACCGTGAGTATGATCCATGGAAAGCCGGCTATGATACATATGCCGGTCACGTAATCAGAGCAGAGACAGAGCGCAAGGCTCGCGAAATAGCGGCTCGACACCACGGTGACGAGGGTGCTAATGCGTGGCTACACTCGACGCTCTCAACGTGCATTGAACTATTACCTGAAGGCCCAGAGGGGACTGTACTATACAGTTACATTGGGTCCTAAAGTCCAATCAAACTAAAGGTAGATCATGAGCAGTTATGCATACATCAGAGTAAAGCGGGGCAAGGGGTTCGACTCGATTATGTTGGAGGATTTGAGTGAGGGAGAAAGGACCAGCCTATTGCAAAGCAAGGGTACTGATGAGTTGATTCGGTGGATTAACATGCTGTGTGATGCACTGAAGGACAATGAAGGGACTGTAGAGTGATCTATGCTGACACAGAAACATGTGGACTATATGGTCCGATTGTGTTAATGCAGTGGGCTATCGATGATGGCCCAGTGCATATGCTCAATCCGTGGACCACTACTATTGATACCACTATAGACTGCATACAGACTATTGTGGATAGTGATAGTGTGTGGTTCAATGTAGCATTTGATTGGTTCCACCTGTGTCAAATGTACACAACACTGACATTACTAAGAGGACTACAGGGTAATTCAATTCCTATCATTGATGATTACGCAATCATGGAGGGCCAAGCTCGTGAAGTAGACATATGCTTAAAACCAAAAGGCGTGTTCGACATTATGTTACACGCCAGAAAGGGTCCGTATCAGGCTTTAATGGATAGAAAGCCAATCAGGATCAAAAGAGTACCTCGCGTTCTAGCGCAACCATTAGCTGATAAGCTAACTGAGCTGATTAAGCTGAAGGATGTGCTCTTTGCTAAGAAGGCAGATAGTAGTAAGCGTTGGTCTGTACTGGAGGCAACCAACACACTTGGCGAGGTTGATGATGATTTTAGAGACCTGGAACTTAGCTTTGCCCCTAGTGGTGGACTTAAGGCTCTTGCCGTCGATGCTCTTGGTGCTACGGTGCAACATTATGTCGATATTGCTATTGATAGCCAGTTTCTACCTAAGGAAGTGGGCTACGCACCTTTCGCATTAGCGCCATACAAGAAGAATAAACGCTGGGTACAACCAAGGGTAGGCGACTGGAAAGGCAAATGGCCAGATGTAATCACACAGCATATCAGTCATTGGGAGAATAATCAACAAGCAAGGGAGTATGCAGAGCATGATGTAACCTATGTAAGGTCGCTATATAACTATTTTAAGCGCCCTGCTATTAATGACAAGGACAGCATATTGGCGGCTATGGTAGGTGCCGTTCGCTGGCGGGGATTCACACTCGATATACCTAAACTAAAGGCTCTACTTACGGCTAATCGGACAGCACGAGGTAAGCTAGTGCCGCTGAATAGCCCACAGGTATGTAGGGTATACCTAGAGCAAGTGATGTCGGACACCGAAAAGATCGTTTTGATTGACAATGATAAGGTGACAACAAAGAGAACTATACTAGAGGAAGTGGCACAGTGGACGGTCGATGAAGTGTGCGACGATTGCTATGGTGCCGGCTGCGACAAGTGTGTTGATGGCTTAATCAAAGGAACTGAGAAACATAAGGCCGCTGTAAGAGCACAGAACATAGTTGATTACAGAAGACTGTGTCATGCTATTAATATGTTCGAGAAGCTGTTAACAGCGGGTAAGTTTCACGCATCATTTGAGGTGATTGGTACTCTCAGTAGTAGGATGAGTGGTGGCGACGGTCTAAATGCGCAGGGGATTAATCACGCTAAAGATGTGCGAGAATGCTTCACATTAGCTAACAAAGGCCACGTACTCGAAGGAGGTGACTTCGACTCATTTGAGATTAGTATAGCTGATGCGGTCTATGATGACGATTGGCTACATGAGCAGCTACTGAGTGGAAAGAAACTACACGGATTAATGGGGGAGAATTTCTTCCCCGGAAAGAGTTATGATGAAATACTTTCGACTGATGGTTCGGTTAATCAAGTGGATGATCTCTACAAAAGATCAAAGCAAGGGGTGTTCGCCTTGCTCTACGGAGGCACACCATACACTCTCCACATCCGAGTTGGCATTGCTACCGACGTCGCAGAGGAAGCAGAACGAAGCTGGCTCAAACGATGCAAAGGATGGGGAGAAGCAAGAGCTAGAATCTTTGACAAATTCTGTACAATGCGCCAGCCTGGAGGACTTGGAACAAGAGTAGAATGGCATGAGCCAGTACAGTACATAGAATCAATCCTAGGCTTTAGGAGGTATTTCACTCTAGAGACACAGATATGTCACGCATTGTATAAGCTGGGTGAAGAGCCACCTGAGGAGTGGGTACGATTCCCTGTTAAGGTGACTAGGCGTGATCGAGAACAGACGGCAGGTGGTGCGTTGAGGAGTGCTCTCTTCGGTGCTGCATTCAAAATCCAAGCTAGGATTATGCGAGCAGCAGCTAATCATGAGATACAAAGTCCTGGTGGTGAGCTAACGAAGGAGGTGCAAAGTGATCTGTGGACGCTACAGCCGGCAGGCATTAACTCCTGGCATGTGCAGCCGCTCAATGTCCATGATGAGGTGAAGTCACCTTGCATTCCTTCATTATGTGGTAAACAAAAGGAGATAGTGGAAGCCTTCATAGAGAGGAGAAAGGCAACGGTGCCACTGTTGGCGATGGATTGGCTCACGGGACTTAATAACTGGGGAGACAAATGAGAGCACACACAAAACGGGAACTACGAAGATGGAGGGCAATTGACTATTTTTTACGTCGGGATTGGTTCCCTATATGGTTCACCCGACAGCCGGAGGCACTTAAAGAGACTTTTCAGTCTCATGTGAAATCGGGTGATTTAGACGCAATGCGCACATTGGTCCGTGACTCAGACTGTCTTGAGATCATGACATACGGCGAACTACTGTGGTTGGCAAGAGAGTATCGAATACATAATTATTCACGATTGAATAGAACAGAATTAATGGAGGCAATCCATGCGAAAAGACGAGCTAACCAAACTAATCCAGAACAAGATTCGGATGCTGGATACAATTTGCCAGATGGCGGGAGTGGAGCTAAAACTAGCTGATGACCTACCGATGTCAAGACTGTATTTTGTACATACCTGGCTGAAGGGACTGTTGCTTGGCCCTGTCAAGGAGGTGAAAATGTATATGAATGCTACCGATCCTGAGCACTGGGATCTGAAGAATCGCAGTTTCCAGCAGCTACCTAAGGTGAAGAAACTCAAGAGAGCGGTATTGGCATTCAAAAAAGCATGTTACAAAGCACCGAAGGAGCTAAAATGACCCATCGAGATGTCACTAGAATCCTTCATCAGTGTAAGTTCAAGCCAAAGGGAACAGCTATCAATGAGATGCGGTTCTGTCTGGCAAAGGGACACCAGTATTACCGACTACAAGCGAAGATAGCACTTGCTGAGATTGAGGAGTGTACTGATGATGGGATGCTTAAAGCTGGTCTGATTGATGCAATTCGATTCCTCGCCATAGCAATCCATGAATTGGAGGAACCCTCGTGAGTAACTTCACTAATGCAATGATTGTGTTCTCACTGTTAACGTTGGGCGTGTTTACCATAATTAATAACAGTGAAATAGTGGCACTAGAGCGAAAAGTAGCAGATTTGATTGAAGTGGCAGAAGGGCACATGGAGGTAATGCAAGGCCATAGCAAACTACTAGAAGAATATGACGCCTTAGTTGGAAGGATGATTAAGCTACATGAATAAGCTAACTATGTGGTGGCGTCGGCGTAAGCTAAGGAAGCTGCCGACTACGAGTAAAACCCATGAGAGTGCTTATATAGACTGGGAAATATTATGTTATCGTCGTGATCAGCTAGAGATAATGAACTTTTATCTGAAACATATGGAGTTTGATGACTATGCTTATTAGTATACTAATGGCGATACTTGTATTGATTATGATGCGGATGTACTACACACAGTACGCCATCGTACAAGGTATAGGGTTAGCATCAAAAGTGGCCCAAGCACAGGAGCAAGTGAACCAAGACGTACGAACTGCAATTAAACTAAATAGTGAGGCTATATCAATAATATTGGAGGCACTGAAACGTGTTGAAAGAACTACTGAAGAAGCGAAGAGAAGCGCTAGCGATATGTAGGGAGTGTCTGTCGGCCGATTATAGCCCTGATATTACTAGTGACATCCCTTCGTTTGTGTGATAAGTGTGGTCACACATGGACGTTCGGCAAGAGTGGCGGTAAGTACGCTCAATACAGTGAGGATACTATCGCTCAGACAAGAGCTAAGGTGGATGAGCAACCTAATACGTCCACCTCCAGTCAAGAGACCATTGATAAACTGAAGGCATCACTTTCAGGCAATGTGGAGTATACAATCAATGACGCCCTCAACTGGATTGACCTCTAGGGATGATTTACCTGTGACTATACATGAGAAGGAAGTAAATGCTTTCGTTAAGAAGCGTGAATGTGAGCGTAAGCGTAAGCAACGTACCCATCAGGTATACTGGAGGAATTATTACTATGACGATTATGGAGATGGTTACGGCGACGACTCACTATTTGATGCTGGTGATCCCTAAAGGAACTGAGCTATGCACTTATGGCAAGCAACATACTTATACAAGGATAAATGGAAGGCAGAATGGGTGGAGAGAGTGGCGTATGTAGCCACTGAAGGTGATAGCATACGCGATGTGACTCGCACAATAATGGCTATGTACCCAAAGTATAATGAGCCCTATATTGACGTACAAAAGGCGACTATGATGGGCCAGGTGCACGTCGAGAAAACAGTAGAATATGGAAGGATAATCAATGAAAATATCGACTAAGCTGGCTATATGGGTAATTGTGGTTGGGGTACACTGTTGGCTCTGGAGCTTCCTACTTGAGAAGCCAAAGGAACCGAAGTCTCCCGAGATGTCACTCAACGCTGGGGGAACCGAGCTATGGCGGCATAGCGTTGATAGTGCCCCTACCGAACACTCCGTCTTCCTACCAATTAGTGAGCCAACAGAAATACCTGATGTAGGGATCAAAGTATACTACAGGGATAAGCTGATGTTAAAAGTAGACACAAATGGTGGTGTGTGGTCAAGTGATAAGAAGTGGTTCAATCTGTATGAGGAGTCCAAATGATTATTATAGTTATTGTAGTGTTGACTCTCATCCTGTTGTTGGAGGTGTCAGATGAACTATTCACCTACTTAAGGATGAGACAATGCAGTCTGAAGAAACTGGAGCAGAGAGTAACGGAACTGGAGCGAAGAAGTAATGATTAAGTTCGAACTAGGCAGCAGCTACGTCGTTAGTCCGTTGGTACGGTACACGCAGACTAATCTATTCTTCCTGTTCAAGGGGAACCTTATCAAGAGGCATGTCTATAAGCATCTGATGATGCAATGCAACAGATGCATGGCATGGATTCGAGTGAAGTCAGTGCGTAGCGACTGCGAAACATGTGGCTGCCGACACAATACCAGAACAATAGAGGAGGTACTTGAATGTGGAAGCTTTCCAGACAAGCGCACACAACAAGGAAGCGAAGATACAGAAAGCGATCAAACTGATGCTGGAGAAGCGAAGTTGGTTCGTGAAAGTGACGACAGCTAGTCAGTATATGAGTGGGTTCCCTGATTTGTTTGCTACACACAAAGACTACGGTCAACGCTGGATCGAGGTGAAGCTACCTGGCATGAAAGGCAGTCACTTCACAAAAGCACAACTGAAGGACTTCCCTCAGTTTGAGAAACACGGCTGTGGCATCTGGATAATGACAGCCGACACAGAGAGAGAATACATGAAGCTATTTAATAAGTCGAACTGGTCAACCTATTTGTTTTTGAAGAGGAAATAATCATGTGTGGCAAAGAAGTATGTCGAATTGCTATGATAGTCGCCTGCGGAGTAGTAGGCATCGCACTGTGCGTCACAGCATTTGTATGTCAAAGTAAGAATGTAGAGGGTGCCTGGGTGATCGGAGTGCCAGCAGTGTTACTACTCCATGCTTGTGGGCACGGACTAAGAGGTACACCATATGAAAATCCAAAAGATAATCAGTAGGAACAGAAGGGACTTCGTAGCTAAATATATCTGTGAACACTGCACGGCGACCGTTACGACACATGGCTATGATGACGCTCATTTCCATAATGAGGTGATTCCTGCTATGGTTTGTAAGACATGCGGTAAGACAGCCGGCATTGATTACTTGTCGCTGGCGACTAAGTATGATGCAGAGGAGGTAGTATGATAAGAACCCCCGAGGAAAGGACTAAATCGTTATTTGATTTAGCTGAACAACAGGGGTTAGACGCACCCACTGAGGATATGGTCCAGGATGCAATCAATGACGCTATGGCTGATGCATTGGCCAACTATAGCACACCGAAAGAGTATGAGCGTTTCTATTCTGACTGGGAACATAGGTGTTACTAATATGGGCCTAGACACATCACATGACTGCTGGAGTGGCGGATACGGAGCCTTCATGACATGGCGGGAGGCTATAGCAAAAGCTGCTGGTTACCCGCCGTTAAGGCTAATGCAAGGATTCTATAAGCCTAGGTATGCCTTTAAACTACAGTTTGACAGTCCATTCTTTGGCACAGTTGAACAGGATGTATACATAAAGCAACTACTACGATCAGTAGCCGGTAAGCTACCTATCGAGTGGGACTATTACAGCCAGGATGTACTAACGTCACTACTTAGTCACAGTGACTGTGATGGTATCCTTGAGTGTGATATATGCAGTGATCTAGCGGGGCGTTTAGACGAGCTACTACCCAAGTTGGAGCAGGAAGATGACTGGATACTGCCGGCAACGATACAATTCATTGGTGGACTACGCGAAGCCTACCTCGCCGGGGAAGATGTGGTATTCTCATGAGATCCGACATGCGCTGGCGCAGATTAAGTGATACCGAATCAATTGCGCACATGGATGGTGCTGTAATATTTAGGTACATTGAATACTATCATAGATCACACGGTACCAACTATAAGGCGTTGCGATGCAACCTACCTATTCGATTAGGTATGCATGTAATCAACGAGACTACTACCTTTCAAGTAGTCCCAGGTATCTGTACTCAGGATATCTTCGTGGATAGTTACCGGCATGCCAAATGATTGGCTAAGGCTATAAGTTAGCAGTTTGCAAGGAGATTATACTCGTGAAGGTCAATGTCTGCCATTCTGACTATATTGAAATCGCCCATAGAATAACTGAGGAAATGATTAAAGGAGGACCGTTGCCGCACCCTAAGATGGAAAGAGGACCGGATCATGTACGGATTGATTTGGAGCACTGCACACTATATGGCTTCGTTAGCGATTGGGTTATCCTCGGGGAGGGTGAGCCCGACATAGTGTCGGCAAACACATACAGATGTAATTACGCTGAGGTAAAGTAATATGAAAGTGTCCGTTTATGTTGACATCAGTAACTTGTTCTTTGCGTTGAAAAGTACGTATGATGGAGGGAAACTGAACTATAAGAAATTGTATGGGTATTGTAGTGAGCTAGGTGAAGTGGTGGTGGCCCGAGCCTACGGTGGCTATTTCAAAGGCAATAAGAAATTCATCGATGCCCTCACACACGCCGGATTCGAGCCTAGATTCCAGCCGTGTAAGGTGTACAAAGAAAGGGTTAAATGTAACGTCGATCCCGAATTATCCATGGATATAATCGAACACGTGAACTCCACCGACACTGATATGATTATACTCTGTTCGGCTGATGGTGATTTCCGCCGTACAATTGAGTATTGTCAAAGTAAGAGGGTGAGGGTCACAGTGATAGCTCGACAGATAAGTAAGGCGCTATTGAATGTAGCTGATCATTGTGTTGAGATACCGAGGAGCCTACTTTATGAAGATGATAAAAGTAAATGAAGATCAGTGTATGGTTGCGTCGTGGGCGATGGCATTGAGTACGACAATAGATACGTTAGTGGAGGAGATTGGTGTTGACGGTAGGGAGTGGGTATGGCCGGAAGCCGGCACTACACCGGCTAAGCGTCGCTCCCATCATCCTCTCGAATTCTACCATAGCTGCCTCAAGCGCAATAAGATTCCTGTTTATGTAATCAATCGGCCCGGCCTCAGTCCTGGCACCAATTACGAACCAATCGAGATAGTGTATAGTGTGCCTGATTATAAGCGGGCTGTACTCATGGATAATACTCACGCTGTCGCCTATGATGGTACCTATTATTATGATCCTGCCGATGGAATCAAAAAGGACACATTTGATTGGAGAATCGGTTGGGCCTTGATTGATTTGATTACACTGAATACAATGCACAAAGATATAGTAATTAACGAAATAGTGTAGTAATTCCGACATATTGCTTGACAAAAGCCCTCTCGCGTGTTATATTAATAATGGGTGGATTACGCGCGGGCCGCGTAATCAAATCAAACGTGGGTGTGACCAGTATGGAGGTTGATTATGGAATCAGAAGAGACAATCACATGGAACACAGAACCGATGACGGCACCAGAGTGTGTTAGATTATTGCTCCTGTTTGAAAAGAATAGGATCTGTCTAGCACGAACTAAAAAAGGATATTGAGGTGGAGTTATGAGTGAGCAGAGTGTAATTATGCGTGGCATCAGGGATGGTCTAGAGGACGTGTGGATACGCTGTCACGCAGAGAATATCGTGGCGCTGCGCGAGATGCGCGAGAAGCTGAAGCCAATTAAGCGGGATTATATGCTCAACAGTACCCACCACAAAGAGCTATTTGTGTTAGCTTGCCAAATGGAACTGATTATCGAATCAATGGAGAGGGAGAGTATGGGATGACTACTATACAAAGATTACAGAAAATGAGGGATGAAGTAATTAAGGAAAGGATAAAGTATTGTCGTAAGGTATACGGCGAGCGCGTAGGTGATGTGTGGTCAAGTGATAAGAAGTGGTTCAATCTGTATGAGGAGTGGCTAGTTCTGAACAATCTAGTAACACAATTTGATCACACTATTGAAGACTTGAGGGATCTACAATGAAAACATACCTATACAAGATCGGCCGAGCTACGGTAGGTAAGATAGTCCATATTCAAAAAGATAAATGGACGCTGATTCTGCCGTACAGCGCTGAAGTAAGTGCCTATACTAATCTACGCGACGCAAAGAGGGAGCTATTTGGGCGGTTTCCTCTTGAGGTGCAAGGGAGCATCTGCACTGTGGTGACGAAATGAATATACCACCAGTGCCAGGATTGTATCTGATTCAAGGTCACAATAGAGCTAATAACACGTGGATGCTCGCCGCATGGACAGGTAAGGCGTGGCTTAACGCTGTGCATGACACGAAGTGGCTTATGATCAACGTGGGACAATGGAAGCATCTGACGATGCAACAGAATCTCGACATCGCAAGGAGTATATCATAATGGACTACGGTTTTATCAATGTATTTCGTAATCAGACTGAACAAAATATTTGCAAGCAACTGGCGGAAGAGCACCCGATGCTAAGCTACGGCGCTGCTGCATCCATAGTATTCACTAGGTGGCTAAGCGCCGTCCATGACGGTAAGTGGCTATTGAGTAAAGACGAGAGTGACTCAATCATTGATGTGCGTGAGGAGGATGAGGCACGAGCACTAGTGGCGGAGCTACGGTCACTACCATCAGATACCATCTTC